AGTTCAGACGTGTGCTCTTCCGATCTGTGCCGGAGGCTTCATTTTTGGCGATAAGGGTGAAGGTACTCTTAACGGATATAAAGCGCTTCGCACCAATAACCTGCCTAAAGGCTTGCAGACCGCTAAAGATGAATTCGGCATTGTTTTTGGTAACTGGAATGACTACTTTATAGGTCAGTGGGGAGCGCTGGAAATCAAAGTGGATCCGTATTCCCGCATGTTGGAGGGAGTTGTACGTTTGGTGATTAATTCTTATTGGAATATGGGTATGATTCGCCCTGAGTCATTCTCCATTGCCTCAATGAAGTAAGCCATGAAGTACGTATCGTTAGATTTGGCGAAGAAGCACCTTTACATCGAAACAGAATACACCGATGATGATAGTATCATTGGTGTATATGTTGCCGCCGCTGAAGGGGCTGTAGCTAATCACATACGTCGGGAGCTAGATACGCTGGAGGATAGCGAAGGGAAGCTGCCCGACCCTATTCTCTCAGCTATCCTTCTTGTTGCCGGAGGTTTGTTTCGGGATCGGGAAGTCAACTTTGTCGCGGAACGGGCGCGGGACAAAGTCGGTTTGCTGGACTATTTATTACAACCATACATTGATTACTCCAAATGAAAGCGGGACTGTTACGTGAGATTCTGGAATTCAGGGAAGAGGTGAAAAGCCAGGACCGGAACGGTTTTGTATCCAATAGATATGAAACGGTGTTGACTTGCAAGGCTTCGCGCCGGAAGATGTCTGCTGTTGCAGACAAGAGCGGAGTGAATGCCATGGAACAATTTATCGGTAGTATTATAGTATTTCAGGTTCGGAATTATCCGGCGATTAAAGAAAACCAGAGGGTTGTTTATCGGGGAGTGGAATATGCGATAAAGATGATTGATCCACAAAGAGATAACACGCTTGTAATCACACTTGAAAAACTGAATACATGATACAAATAAGGACTATAGACAGGGAAAACATAATTTATCTGGTAGACCGGTTAGAGACCTTTGAGAAAGATAAGGCCATAAAAAGTGGGCTTCGGGCCGCTGTGAATGTTTTTCGTGTGAGAGGGCGTAGCAATCTACGTTCGCGTCTATTGCATCATGGGAAGCAGACCGGGCATTTGATGAACTCTTTTACCACCAGGGTTAAACGGAACAAATTAGGGGCTTTGGCCGGTTTTGATCGTCCGGGAGGGAATCACTCCCATTTGGTTGATGCCGGAACCAAGGTGAGAACTACTACCGGAAAGAAAAGTGTAAGGGCGGGGGTGTCTCGCGGACTTATGCCCGCCAACCGATTCTGGGAAGACGCGAAAGTCTCTGAGGAAAAGAAGGCGATGGATGCTCTATATGCGGGGATTGAAAGAGCCGTGCAACGTATTAACGACAGGGGATAATGAACAAGTTTAAAATAACAACAGAGGTACGGGCTATCTTGCAGGATTCTTTGGGTATCAAGACAATGGTAGGTGATAAAATATTTCCGTTGGTTGCCCCGAATGGAACCGAGGGAGATTTTATTATATATCAACGGGATGGATTCAAGCAGGAGTACACCAAGATGGGAGTTGCTCGTCAGGTTCCGACCATATTCGTAACTGCCGTGAGTGATAATTATACCCGCTCCCAGGAATTGGCAAGTCTTATCTATGATGCTTTGGAGGGGGATTTTGTAGATCCGGTAATGAAAATCAGGATGGAAGATTCTACAGAGGATTATGAATCCGGAAAATATTTCCAAGTCTTGCAGTTTTCAATTGATTAATATGAAACGTAAAACTAAAATTTTAAAAACAATGGCAACAAAATTAGATTCCAGCAAAGACATTTATCGGGGGGAGCTTATGCTTTTCATCGGTGATGAACCTATTGCTTTTGCTTCCAGCTGCGGGTTGGATGTTTCAACAGAAGAGATTGATATTTCTAATAAAATGATGGGGGACTGGGCCGGTTCGCTTCCTGGGAAAAAGAGCTTTACCCTGTCAAGTGAATCATTGTTAACCCGAAAAGAAGGTGCAATGAGCTTTGACACTCTTTTGAGTAAGCAGATAACAGGTGAGGTACTTGACTTCTTTTTGGGGAGCCCTGCGTCTGCCGATAAGGATAATTTCGGTGGAACTTTCACTAAGGATACAAAGCAAAAGAACTATACGGGTAAAGTAATTATTACGTCCTTATCCATTAAATCAGATAATGGACAGATTGTTTCATGCAGTGCTTCTTTTAAGGGAATTGGCGCCCTTGCCCCGGTTGAGCCTGTCGGGGTGGGAGGATAAGAAATACAATAATGATGAATATCGAAGGCGGTCCGTAGATGGCCGCCTTTTTAATTAATAAATTGGATGGAAGCAAGATTGACAATAAAGGCTGTTATCCGCTGGGAACAACTCAGGGGTAAATCATTTTCTTTAATGGACTATTCAGATAAAGAGGATGTAAACGCATTGCTATATACCTCCACAATAGTTGCTAAAGGAGAAGTATATACGTTTGATGTTTTTAAAAAGACACTATCCAACCGGAAATTGGTTCGTGAGATGGTATTGTCTTTGGAAAATAGGATGTCTGTATTGGCCCAGTTTCAAAATAAACGAGCTGGTACAGATAAGATAAATTCCGATACCACTCCGGGGATGATAGGCAATATCGTGTCAACGCTTATCATGTCCGGTCTGGATGCTACATATGCATTGGAGGAAATGGAGTTGTGTGATTTGCCCATGTATATTGAAGCCTATGAACGTAAACGTAAAGAAGAGATGGAAGCCAGCCGGTTATGGACATTCTTTACCATGTTGCCGCATATTGATTCCAAGAAGATGAAAAACGGGGCTATGGACCTGATAACATTCCCATGGGAGGAAGTAGAGGCGGCCAGGGAAGCGGAAAGAGCAATAAATGAAGATATAGACCGCTTCGAACAGTTTATGAAAGAGGGTAAGAAACTAATAAATAAATAGTATGGCAGGTAGATTATCATTTTCGATTGCGATAAACCTCCTGACTGAAAACTTCAAGAGAGGTACGAATTCCGTTAAAAACGGTCTAAGAGTGATGCAGATGCAGGTCTTAACTTTTGCGGCGGCACTGGGTGCCGGTGGATTGGGGTTGAGCAACTTTGTATCCCGTCTGATCGATGTTGCCTGGGAAACCAGCCGGGTTACCACTGCTTTGAAGAATGTATCCGGTAGCATGGCCCAGTTCGCCGATAACCAGCGTTTTTTGCTGGACATGGCGAAGAAATATGGTATTGAGATCAACGCGTTGACCGGGAATTACGCTAAGTTTACGGCTGCCGCTTCCATATCGGGCATGTCTATGATGGATCAGCGGAAAATATTTGAGTCTGTGTCCCGTGCAGTAACCGCATTTGGGATGAGTGCGGAAGATAGCAACGGCGTCTTTCTGGCATTATCTCAAATGATGTCCAAGGGAAAGGTTAGTTCAGAGGAGCTTCGTTTACAAATGGGAGAGCGCCTACCTATCGCTCTGCAAGCTATGGCAAAAGCCGCAGGGGTATCGGTAGGGGGGCTTGACAAGTTGTTAAAGCAGGGCAAATTAATGAGTAAAGATGTTCTTCCTAAGTTTGCTGAGGCTCTTGACAAGATGATTCCCAACGTAGATACGGATAATTTGGAAACTTCCGTGAACCGGCTTAAGAATGCATTCACTGAATTCGTGAATGGAACGGAAGTACAGAGCAAATATAAAGCCTTGATCGATTGGCTAACGAACGCGGTAAAGGTGGCGGCTGACAATATAAGATCGGTAATTACCTATACGGTTGCCGCCATCATGGTTATGGTAACAAGCCGGTTGGTGAATAAAATACTTCTGTCGATATCCCGGGCTGAGTTGGCTGCTAAATCCGCTGCACGCCGGGCGGCTAAAGATGCCGGCCAAAAATTCAATGAAATAGCGTGGAAAGCACAGAGAACTTCTGCCTCCATTAAAATGGCGTTCTCTAAGGCCGCCATGTCGATTAGGGCAACCCTGATATCCATGGCTCCTACGGCTATATTGACGGTCATTGGGGCTGTAGTCGCTAAATTGTATAATGCCTATCGGGAGTCAAAGCGTATAAAAGGGTTATTCGATGAATATCAGAAACGAATGAATGATGTTCCCTCAAAAACTCCTGAAGTAATCAAGATTCGCGCTCTGCAAGAGGAATACAATAAGACCAATGTCACATTATCAGATAAGAAAAGAATTTTAGCCCAGATAAATGGGATTTTAGGGACTGAATTGAGTGTTAATCAAGACGTTAACAAAGTTATTGAAAAGCGTATATCATTATTAGAAAGTGCAGCAAGAGCCGAACTGGCTGCTAAAGAGGTGGCTGATAGCGAAAATGAATTAGGAAAGATTGGTGGTAAATCATATAATGGCAAAACGATACGAAGTATGGCTCCGGACTGGGCGATGGCTCGCGGGGATTTAGTAAAAGAGGAAAGATTTAAAAAGAAATACGGTGTGCATACCCAAGATGCTTTAGGCTGGGAAAACGGGCTTAAAGATGACTTGAATGCATTTATCGAACACGCCAAGATACTAAAAGACGCTAAAGGTCGATTAGGCAAGGAGATTGCTAATTCTGTGGCTACGGCTGATTCTACACCTCCTGAACCTGATTCTAAAAAGACGGAACTTCAAAAGGCCGAAGAGAAATACGCTAAATCCTTAAGGGAATTGGATGCCCGCCGGGAAGTCGAGAAGATGTCGGAGTCGGAATATTATAAAGCTGTCGATGAACTCGGGAGGAAGATGTTGATAGAGGCCAAAGCGTCAGGTGACAAAGAGATACTTAATAGCAAATATCTCAAAATGCTTCAGGATGTTATTGATCATCCTTTATATGATGAGGCGGCCGCAGAGATGGAGAAGGTGCAGAAGGAGTACAATGATAAGGTTAAAGAAAATAAAACCTTGCTTTCAAAAGGACTTATCTCTCAAAAGGCTTTCAATGAAAATCTTGCGGGGCTATCGGTTGAGGCCGCTAAGTCTGCCGCAAGCATTAAAGGAATCGGTGAGAGGGCTGATGCTTTTATCAAGGACATGCTGGATCAGGCGATATCACATATCCCATCCGTGAAGATGAAATCACGCGATACCACTTTTGATTATAAAAAATCAAAAGTGGATGTTGCCTCTGAGAATCTTGATAAAGCAAAGGAATACGCAAAAGAATTACAGGAACAGGCAAAGAAAGTAGGTAAGGAACTTTCGGATGAACTGTCAAATGCGATAGCCAATGTCCCTACTTTGGAGGAGGCTTTGAAATTAGCTAAAGTAAAAGAAGACGTGAAAAAATTCACTAAGGAGCTGGATGAATAGCTTTACTCAGGGATCAAGGATATCGCTACAAGCTCCGATCGTGTCGTATCGGCCTTTACGAGCCTTCGTGATGTGATGAATGATGTAGATGCAACGGGATGGGAGAAAATCATGGCCATTTGGAATGCAATGATAAATACGATTGATTCTTTTACGTCTATAGTTCGTACTATTGAGAATATATCAGTTTTGGCTAAAAAGTTGGCTGGCGCCAAGGAGGCACAGCAAGGACTTGAGAAAAGTACAGCAGGAACGGTTGCAGGAACAGTTGTTAAAATAGCCGCAGATGAGGTAGCGACAAAAATGGAATTAGAAAATAGTCAGAAGAAAAGTGCGGCGGCTGTTACAGAAATGGCATCGAAGAGTACAGCGGCTTATGCGGGAATACCTTTTGTCGGGGCGGCTCTGGCGGCGGGACAAATAGCGACAATGATGGCTATGATAGAAGCAGCGAGAATTAGCGCTCCCGGATTTAATTCAGGGGGGATCTATTTAGGGGGCACATCTTTTGGAGATAAAGGATTGGCGCGTCTGAATAAAGGGGAAATGATTTTGAATATGACCCAGCAATCTAATTTGTTTGATGCTATCAACTCTGGTAATTTGGGGAGTTCAAATAGGGTCCAAATAGAATTTGGGAAAGCCAAGGTGCTCGGACCGGATATTCTGCTCTCCATAAATAACACATTAAAAAAACAAGGAAAGAAACCATTATGAGCTACGGATTGATTTATACGATTCCTTTTGCAAGTCTCCGGAATAAATCTTGCATTATAGAAATAGAGAAAGAAGGGTATGTGGGGGCTCCTACTGAATTAGTGGGGGCTGGAAATCCATTTACTGTAGATATCGATGATGATGATTTCTTATACGTCCCGTCCAGGCTCAGTACGGCCAATATCCGGATAGTAGGTTCGGATTATTTGCAAAGTTTGTTTTCCACAGCTTATCAGCAATACCGTGTAACATTTAAGCGTGATGGCGTGGTAACGTGGTGTGGCTTTATCAAGCCGGAGTTGTACACACAAGATTATAGCAGTACTATATTCGAATTGGAACTTGAATGCGTCAGCGCCATGTCCGCTTTGGAGTATATCGATTATAAACCCAAAAACGGGACAGAAAGAGGGTTTGTAACTTTATGGGAATTATTAACCCGTTGTGTCTCTGAATCTCGAGGCTGTTATTCAAACGTATATATTCCACATGTTTACGCAAAGGATAAATCGAATTATACGGCTTGGACAAATGTTCTGAAGGACATGATGATAAGTGAACAGAATTTCTTTGATGAAGATGACAAGCCAATGAAACTAAAAGAGGTGCTTGAAGAGATATGCAAATTCCTCAATTGGACTTGTGTGGATTGGAGGGGTGATCTTTACTTCGTAGATGTGGATCATGCAGGCGATTACTATAAGTATGCGTTGGACTTTTCCGCATATGCAACCGTGAGAGGATTTACTATCAACGTCCAAAAAGTTGGCTTTAGCGGCGATAATCATACGCTCGATATTTTGGGCGGTTATAATAAAGTAACAGTAAAAGACAGTAACTATCCGGTTGGGAATTTACTTCCGGAAGAGAGTTACGAAGATGCAAAAGTTCTTTCGTCACGTTTAAATACGAATAAAGATAGAAAATGTTACCGTCAGTTTCTTTATCCGAAAAACTGGAACATGTATCTGTATGATGGCGATACGGTTATCACCAATGACGATTTAGAGTTACGTGCTTATGATGCGCATAAACTTATAGGAGGAATACAGGAAAGGTACTGCAATTATAAAATAGTGGACGGTAAGCCGGATATTTCAGACTATTCGTTTACAAATGTTATACAAGCCAGGTGTTTGGGTGCTGTCGGTGACTTATCAATGATAGGCGGGCTGGAACTCTTAACAAAGATAATGGATTTTAAAGGTGCGTCCTCAGTGTACGAATCAGGGGCCTTTGCTGTATCTGGAAGCTATAAGACGATAGCGGATATGGATTTGATTCCTTGGGACAATAGCCGGGGCACGTACATGCCGTTGGCTGCTTGCCAATTACGGATCGGTAATAAATATTATGGCAGTACTAACGGATTGGCCCCATTCGCATGGTCTGCAAATCCCAATTATTTTTTTAGACTTCCCGCCTCCGAAGAGAATAACAAAGCCCGATTAGATTATGTATCCATTGAGAACCAAAAAACAATATATATGCCATATAAAGGTGTTTCAGGCGTAATAATCCCTATTGATACCCTATTATATGGCGAGCTTGAATTTACTCTTTACGCATCTAAAATACATAATGCTATTTTTATAAATGGATTCTTGTTAAAAGACTTTTCCTTTAAATATGGAAAGAGCACCGAGGCCGAAAAGACTACCGACAATACAGACCGTTATTATGAAAATGTCGTTAACGAAGACTACATTAACGAATTAGACGAAATCGAGTTTAAAATATCCAGTTACAACAATGATGGGGCATGCTATTCGAAAGTGATGATAGGAGAGGACTATCTTCGTGATAATTTGTATTCGGTACTGGTTGACAGGGCTATTCGTCCGGAGGAGCATTTAATCCAGCGTATAATCAATCGATATAGCACTACTCGTATCAAGCTAACACAAGAAATAGAAGAAACGATTGGTTTAACTCCTATTTCCAGACTGTCGGACAAATCTCTGGTTAATAAGATATTCATTAATGCCGGAGGAAGTATCGATTATAAGATGGAGCAGTTCCGGTGTATTATGATAGAGACATGAAAGACGTAAAGATTAAAACTACATCCATTCCTGCGAAACCCCGGTCAAAGAACTATCCGGCTGGGGCTGTTATCACCCGGACGGCTGGCGGCATTACTGTTAACGGCGGAGGCGGTGGAGGTGCTTCGGTTGACATTGTAAAGGCTACCGACACAAAGTCATTTACCGATAGCAACGTACTGTCATCGCTCCGAACGCTGTTAGAGATTCGTTCGCGTATCATTGCTTCATCGGATACCGCCACAGAGTTAACCGATGATAATACGCTTTCTTCGCTCCGCATTTTGAAGGAGATAGATGCAGCGATTAAAGAGGCTTTGAAGAAGATAGATGATCTTTATTTAAGCAAGGTAAAAGCGGATATAGCTAGAGAGCCTATCACTTTCCTGAAAGGGCTGTTTGTTGGTGATGGGCTTACATTTATCAACGAAAGTGGCGACGCGGAATTACAATCTTTAGTTGCCCGGATGAAAGTTAAAGCCGCTACATTGGAAGTAACCGGTTCGGCCAATGTTGGCACACTCCATTCGGAAGGGAATATTTCAACAGGCGCGGATATTTGGGCAAAAGGTGATACGCATACTTTAAATTTACTCGTTCAGGCACTTGCAAAAACATACGATCTGAATGTTGAGCACGTCGCAACCCTGTTTCAAACCATAGTCAAGGACTATATCAGTTCAGAAAGATTTATCCCCGGACTGATGGGTGAAGGGATGAAGCTATACAAGGCTATCAATGGAGATTGGAACCTTGAAATAGATAATGCCGTAGTCCGTAAGGCCATGACCATTTTTGAACTTATCATTTCGAAAGTTCGTGCGGTTAACGGCGGTCTGGTGATTTCATCCGCCAACGGGCGTGTTAAGTCCGTTTCGGAAACGTCCGGCGATCCGGCTTACTATGTTTTAGGTATAGAGGGCGACATGATGTTTGTCACTGATGACTTGGTACGTTGTCAGGTCTACACATCCGGACACGTTAAATACTACTGGGTTCCGGTTGCCTCGGTTAATGATGATTCGATTCTCATACTTAAATCCGTTTTTCCAAATGGTACAACTCCGGCCGTTGGTGATGATCTGGTTCAGATGGGTAACCTCACGAATCCGAACAGACAGGGTATTTTGTATCTCACCGCTTCGGAAGATGGCAAGCCGCGTATTTCTGTACTGGACGGGGTAAACTCCACGTCTTTGGCCGGAAAGAACAAAGTGATTTTGGGTTGTCTCGATGGCATGACGGATACAGACTTTCCGGCTGACCTCCAACCCTCCGGATACGGCCTGTATGCGATGAACTGTTTTCTGAAAGGTATTTTCATTCTGAGAAATGGAAAGAGCATCGAACAGGAGTTTAGTAATATTGCTACCGAGTTAGCGGCTATACCGGGAAAGATCGAGCTTGCCATACGCAGTATGAAAGTAGCGGACGTTAATCTGCTTTACGACTCTAACCACAAACTAAATGCTAACCCCTATCAAATGGGAGCGTATAGGTATGATGTTCATTTAGAAGTAGGCAAAACCTATACCCTTACTGTGTGCTATAAGTGTGCGGACTCAGATGTTATCAGGGCGTATAATAATCCTTCGTACGGATGGATAGGCTCTTTGCCGAAAAGTGCAGAAGAAACGGTACTTTCGCAGCCTATAACGCCCATTAATTCAGATGGGGCATATTTCTACTTCTATAAGTTTCCCCAACAGGAATCAACGGAAACATACATTAAATGGGCTGTAATCACCGAGGGTAGTGTGGGTGTAGCTAATTGGATACCGTCTGCAACTGAAAGAAAATTGAATATCGGAGGTGAGAACCTGATGTTACAATCCCAACAGGCATTGGATGGGTCAAGCGCACAATATACGTTTCAGTTATCGAAAGCGTGGACGGACTTAAAAGGCAAAACCTTGACAATCTCGTTCGACTATGCGTATAGCAATTTAAAGATGGGATCATCACAAAGATTCGGACTTGAAAAAGCTATTTATAAATCGGGCACATCCCAATATTACTATATCGGCGCATTTAAGTATGTTGATTCTACCAGTCCCACGACTGACAAAGGTAGGTATGTTCATACTATAAAAGTCCCCGATGATATAGAGGATAGTTTAGATACCGATATCACAGCGTACATACAGTTAGGCGGTAGTACTGTTTGCCGAATCAATAACTTTCAAATAGAAATAGGAGACACAGCGACCGGATGGAAGCCCGCACCGAAAGACTCTTTCACTGAGTCAAAAAAGTACACCGACACACAGATACTTGCCGTTGACGGAAAAATCGAACTATCCGTTAAAACTAAGGTAGAAAATTTAGGAATAGGAGCTAACAACCTGTACAGCTATACTTCAACTGCTTTAGAACACCTTAATTCGCCTAATATCACTATAGAGAGACAGGTGTCTTTGCATGGTTTTTATCTTGTGGGTAAAAATCCATCATCCGCAGGAGACTCAGGCATGAGAATAATGCACGTAATCCCTCCAATACCGGGTAAGTATACTGTATCCGGCTGGATAAAAGGTTCTCAGAGTACTCCTGTAGGCTTTACTATAGATGTATGTGATTCTGAAAGTTATACTGTTAGGTCAACAGCCGATAACCAATGGAGTTATTTTAAACATACTTTTGATGTCACAAGAAACACAGAAGCCCAAAGCGCTACATATCACTTTGTGGATTTAGAATCAATTTCATGGGCTTATATATGGGTGAAAGACTTCAAAGTAGAAGCGGGTGAAATTGCAACCGCATGGAGTCCCAATTTTCAGGATGCAGTTTACAAAGGTGCTGAATATACCAATAGTCAAATTAGTGTAGTCGAAGGTAAGATAACATCCACCGTTGAAAAGATAAATACCGTTGATGGACGTGTTACCGGACTTGCTTCACGCATCGAACAGACCGAAAAAAGTATCACGTCTGTTGTTGGTGATATTAGTGTTATTAATAGTACCACCAATAGGCATATATCAAAGCGAATAGATTTAAGAGGATGGGACAATAATAAGTTTTTCCCGTTGGTTATAAGTATTCCGGTTTACCACAAAACAAGGGTTGAAATAAGTAGGCCTCTTAATGCGGGATACGGAAAACCTTCATACGGTACACACGATGGCGGTTTTTCTATGAACTTAACGTTTGAGATGTCCGGTTCGGGTTGGGGTTCGTTGCCAGCAGTAACCAATATCTTTGACTATACTAAATCATGGATTTCTGCGGGTGCAAAGATAGTTGTTGATTTGGGACAAATAACTGAAACGTCTACGTGTATAATGGGTATTAGGGGCGGTTCTATGTATGACGTAACAGTAGATGATACTATTGACCCAAACGTAATCAACGTTTATCAAACCGATTATCACGGTTCGTATAATACATCGTTCCCCGTTCGCACCGATGGAACTGAACCCGTCCGCACATACGGATACTATACCGAAATAAAGCAGACGCAGGAAAGCATAGCTTTAACTGCAAACAAAGTGGACGATCAAGGTAGGCGATTAAGTGCGGCTGAGTTAACTCTAAGTTCAGACCACGCAAAATTAAGCGTAGTAGAACAAACGGCAAATTCCGCCAATTCCTTAGCAGGCACAGCCAATAACAAAGCCGAAGCCGCAGACGGTCGTGTCACCGCCACCCAAAACGGCTTAGTCGAAACCGGAATCAACATCACCTCCCGCAAGATCGTTTTGAAGTCAGACAACGTTCTCTTTCAAAATAACACAGGTCAACAGACAGCCGCCATCAACGCAAACGGCAAACTGTCTGCCAATGTGATTGAAGCGGCGGAAGTGGTGGCACAGGCATTTTCAGCACAGAGGATCACAACCGGAAACCTTACGGTAACTGATGGTGCAAAGATCGGTGCCTGGAATATATCGGGAGGCTCTCTTGTTTCGGCAAGCAATTCGCAGGCTAAGATCCTGTTAAACATGTCCGGTAATAAATTCCTTCGTATTAACGAAGAGGGGGACAGCCCTACAACTTCACGCACAGCATTGATGTCCATACGAAACGACAATTACAGTGGTCTAAGTATTGAATCATACGGAAGTTCCGGTTTTGCTCTAAGATGTTTGGCTAACGCAGGCACTGCAAATTCGATAGAATCGTATGGAAGCCATATTTTCGCCCAAAGGGGCGGTGAAAAGTGGAACGCTCCCGGAATGCTGTGTACCGGATATGTATATCAAGCGGGTACAGTCACTAATGAATGGGGCAACGGGTGCACCTTAACCAGTGCACAGAAAATAGCTACTGGAAAATACAGGATATACCACAACTTACGTCATCCGCAGTACGCTGTCTTAGTACAGGGATTGGGTGGTTATGGTTGGGTATTCGGTCAGGTAGAGACGCAAAACAACTCTTATTTTGAGGTTTTAATGCTTGACGCAAACAAGGGTCCCCGTGATTGTCCATTCCGTGTGTTTGTTGTAGGGCGCAACGTTTGGTAAACAGCATTGTCAGCGCAGATTACAATGATAAATTCAAAATAAATAAAATATGAAAATCAATTTTAGAAGAATTAAAGTAAAAACAGCTATTGACGGAGAAGTTGAAGAGTTCGACGTGGCTAAAACAGTAGGAAACGCTATTTACTGTAATACACCCGATTTGGGTGAATTGGAGCTTGCCCAACGGATATATAAAGAAGGTGAAGTTGAAGTTGACGAACAAGGTGCAAATATCATTCGAAATTACGTTGATCCGGCTCCGATACTCGCAGTGGTGAAAACCGCTATTTATAATGAATTAGACAAAGTAATTATTAACTCTCAAAATCAATAAATTATGTTTCAAGAAGAATCAAGAACAGTTCAAGTAAACGGTAAAGCCGTTTCAGGAGATTATCAGTACAATGTAAACTACAGTGTCAATAACGATAATCTCAGCCGCCTTCATTGTGAAATCATTAAAACGGTCACGGAAGATATTGACACCCCTACAGGCAAGCAGCCCGTAACCTCCGGGCGGTATATCGGGTATTTGCTGTTGGAATCAGGCAGTAAACAAATGTCCCTTCCGGAGTCGGAGAATGTTGCAGCGCACTTTGAAGTATTCGATCAGATCACCAGAGAGGTAAAAGCCACTTTAGAGCCCAAACCGGCATCCAAATCCAAGTAACAAGAATCCGCCCTGTCTTCACAGATGGGGCGGAAAAGTGCGGCATAAATGGGGTACATAGGTGAGATTAGCCGCACACAATGCTATTTTAGTATTACCATGACAAATATACGATTAAAGTTTATATATCCAAGAATATGAAAAATTTGAAGATGATTGCCTTGATTGCCTTGCCTCTTTCTCCTTTGCTGGAACTCTTAGCGCTATGTTTTTGGTGACTGGGAGTTTGTCAAATGGTTGATTGTCCTTGTATGTGTTGATACGGTGCTCGGCTTTGTCAAGCACTGGCTATCCAAAGACATCAGTAGTAAAGCTTATGGTATGATCGGGCGTAAGCTTATCATTTACAGTTGTGTATTAGTCCTGTCGCATGTGATGGGTAATTTCTCGATCGCCGGTCAGGTAGTCGATAGTTTTGTCTGGTTCCGGTATTTCGCTTGTACGGCATTAATGGTACGTGAGGCCTTAAGTATTATTGAGAACGTAGAAGAGATTTGCCCGGGCTTCTTCCCTAAAGCGATCATAAACAAGCTGAAAGGGTTCGATAATGTTTCGGGAAAGAAGGAGTAGTTTAGGTTAAACTTCCCGTCGCTACGCTTAACGACGGGGAATTACACAAACAAAACAAGCAAAGTGATATCTTCACAGACAGAACTTTTACTAAAATGAATTATTATTTTGCAAAAGTAAATTATAAAACACTTTCTAATGGTTAATAAATATGTTAAAATAATAAGATATGAAATATTTTATACTCCAAGAATTGAATCATAGCGATGTGGTTACAATGCTTGGAACAAGTAATGTTCTGATAGTTAAAGTAATTCATTGTTTAGCGAGGTTGTTTTAGAATGTTTTGACCAATTCTGGATAAATATCATCTCTTGAGACACTGTTGCAACATTCGGTGGCTATTATTACGGAATGGCTGATAATACATTAGCGATGAAGAAAAAAGCAGGAGTTGTATTATTGGATTGCTTTTTAATTGAGTCGGTTTTTGACTTATTGATAATGGATGCGCATAGCATTAACTTTAAATGTATTTGTTATTTTGAAAGATATGGTTTTTACCTGCATACAATAAGATACGGCGTGCTATCTTCACAGACCGCATAACCGTGTTTTTAAAGTTTAAGCATGTTATATAACATATTTATTCCTATAAAAGTTCATTGTTTATCTATTAAAAATGCTTATAAACCTGTGGGATAATAATATTTTCTATCATGGAGATATTTTCATAGAGGGAGTAAATAAGGATAATTATTGAGCTTGTGTAATGAATTTGTATTTAAAGGTGCGCAAACAAGAAATAACGCTTCTGCCTTCACAGGCAAAAGCGTTACAAACGGCTATTAAGGCAACAAAGTTATTGATTTATGTTATGTTTTATCTCCTTAACAACTTAACTCTTGAAAAGTTTTATAAACTAATAAAAAATAAAGAATATGAAAACAATTGATTCAATCATTATTCACTGTTCGGCCACACGTGCCGGACAGGATCTGCGTGCAAAAGATATTGACCGGATGCACAAACAGAGAGGTTTTAATCAGATCGGATACAATTTTGTAATAGACCTTGATGGGACTGTAGAGAACGGCAGGCCCTTGTCTGTGGACGGGGCGCATTGCAATACGAAAGGGTTTAGTAAGCAGTCATATAACAAACATTCGATCGGTATCTGCTATATTGGCGGCCTGGATGTCAATGGGAAAGCTGCTGATACCCGGACGGAAGCGCAACGGATAGCTTTGCGCAATTTGGTAGAGTAGCTCTGTAAAGACTACCCTATTATTGATGTGCTTGGACACCGGGATACATCACCTGACTTAAATGATAATGGGGAGGTAGAACCGTTTGAATATATCAAGGCTTGTCCATGTTTCGATGTACGGAAGGAGTTCTCTAATTTTATGAAACCTGTAATCATACGGCCATGAAATATTTGCCTTACATTATCATAGTTGTTCTTATCCTGTTTATCGTGCTCCGTCCGGCAAGGGTGGAACACGTACCGGGTGAAGTGGTCAGAGATACGGTGACCGTGATTGATACGGTTCGTGATACAGTTCCAAAACCGTATCGAGTCGAGGTTGTACGAATGGATACTTTCTATTTACCTATTTTTGTAGGTGATTCGTTGGAAGTAGATTCTGTTCCTGTTGTACTTCCCATCGAGAAGAAGGAATATAAGACGGATGAATATCGAGCTGTTATTAGTGGATTCCGTCCTAATCTCGATTTCATTGAGACGTATGCTAAATCCCAGACCGTAACGGTTACTCCGATTAACAGGAGACGCAAGCGGTTCGGGCTGGGGTTGCAGGCTGGGTACGGCTATCCGGGAGGATTGTATGTGGGTGCCGGGGTGAGCTACAATATATTTATGTGGTAAGGATAAGAAGAAGATTAAAGATAGTGATAATTAAACATTTTATCATAATACAATATTTTCAGAAAAATATATAGTAGAAAATACAATAATCACAAGAAAATATATATCTTTGCAGCAAAAGAAATCTCTGCTGTAACAGAGACTTCTTCTTAAATCAATCTGGTGATGCAGATTAAATTTTTGAAATATGATTTTTAACACAAATGTAAAT